TTGAAGCTAAGGTTAAATATCCTAAGCTCGGAGATGCTGCGCACGTAACCGCTGCTTTGGCTGTCTTTCGCGATTTTGTCGCGTCTGATCAGTTTGCAGCTATGGTTACAAACCAAGCATGGGTTAAGTAATATGAAGCCTATCGATCCAGATGAAAAGCTCGCAAGAGCAATTCGGATCGTAGTACTCATAGTACTCGGGATGTTTACCACTATCCCGTTGGGTGCTTATTTTGGCACTCTCGAACCTTCCGTACCGCCACCCACCTTTCAGTGGGACGACAAGATCGAAGATGAGGTGACAAACTTCTTCGGAGATTGAGTCGGGCGTTTCAACATTATAGGAGTAATTCAGTATGAACATCTCCATGGATACGTACAGGGTATGTACGTTATACCTTCGTGAACACCGCGCCTGTCTAACAGATTCAGAAATGGATCTGTTGATTGGTTGGATACGCAATCGCGAGTTTAAAAAGCTCGCATGCGCAAGTGATGGTTGCATAGAAATTACGAATGCTACCAAGTGTCGAGTGTTAATGCAAGTCTCAGCGTTCTTTAAAAAGAATGCGGACTTCACTGACGCTGTCGAGGCCCGCAACGCAGCTCTAATCTCTTTTCAGAGAGGTGAGCGGATATGCAGGATTACCGACAAAAGATTGGACCACTATTACGTTCACGCAACCCGCCTTCCGGCGGACTTGCGCAGAGTGATAGAACGCGCTGAGGAGTTTATCTCTGATGCGCTGGGCCATTTTCACACTTTCTTAGAAGAGGTTCCTGATCTTCTTCGTATCACTTCGGGCGCTACCGCTACTCTCCCGAAACGGCGTTCGCAGCCACCCTCAAAGTTATTGAGGACTGTTGACGCTTATCCGGGGTCGTTCCCATACATAGATGCTGTAGCCCGCCATTTTGGAGGCTATCGTATCAAAGTAAAAGGACGTACCACGAATAGGGTAGAGTTCGTGCCTAAGAACTGGAAAACCGATCGAGGTATTGCTTGCGAAGCTACTGGGTCTTTGCCCTTTCAGCTTGCATTCGATACATACGTTAAAAAGCGTCTTCGCCCACTGGGCGTTGACCTGTCGGACCAGTCTAAGAATCAGCGAATGGCTAAACAAGGGTCGATATCTGGCGATTTTGCCACTATCGATCTCTCAATGGCCAGTGACACATTAAGTTTCAACACCGTAGCGTGGCTTCTGCCATTGCCTTGGTTCAGATACTTGTGTGATCACCGAGCCCCACAGTACACCCTTGACGGGGTTGTGGGTACGTACGCAAAGTTCTCCTCTATGGGGAACGG